TGTCTATATTATTTTATATTATATTTTTTTATTGTAATATATTACAATGACTGACGCCAAAAAACACAAACGTAAATTAATAAACTATGGTGGCGAGGGCTGTATATTTATCCCTCAACTGCCTTGTGATAAAAAGGATAAACACACTAAAAAAATGAAGAGAAAAACTAAAAGGAAAACTAAAAGAAAAACAAAATTATTATTCCGTAATATACCATCAAATGAAGGTAAAATGTCAAATATGATTATGAAAAGATCTAAAAATTATAGTGAATGGTGTCTTTTATGGGATAGCAATTGTATGTCTGAAGATTATAAACATTTAAAAAAGATATCTGAGGTTGAAAAATGCTTCTTAAAGAAAAACAGAAAGGTACCAAATGATAAATCAAAATTTAAATTATTACAAGGGGATTATGTTGGAATTACATCAACCGATTATTATAAAGAGATTTTCATTAAGAACACTATTAAAAATTTTAATAAATTCAAAACCGCATTTTATAAAATGATTCATTCCATGCGTAGTTTATTTATGGGACTAATTGAATTGCAAAAAATAGGAATTTGTCATAATGATATTAAAGTAGACAATATAATCTATAATGACAAATCTTTGTATTACATAGATTTTGGATTGGCATTTACATTCCGTAATAGTAAGAGTGTGGTATCTAGAATGAAAAAGGAATTTAATAGTGGTAGAATATATGAATCATATCCTTTTGAGTATATTTATTATCCAAAATTGACTAAAGAAGAAATTAAAAGAGAAATAACAGATATTTCATATGATGATAAACGCATGAATTATATTTTTACTGAATATATCCATGAAAGACTATTTGACAGAAATATGAATAATATTAGGATTCAGATGTTAAAAGATAAATTAAATGATAAGAACAAACCTGAACTAGAACCACTCATAAAAAAATTAGATGTATATTCACTTGGTATGTTTCCTCTTATGATATTAATTGAGGCTTGTGATAATAATGATATTGATATTAATACAGTAATCAGAATATTAAAATTAAAAGAATTCAAAAAAATTATTGATTTATTGCGAGATATGACAGAGCAAGATTATCGCGATCGAATATCAGCAGAAGAAGCACATGAAAGATATTTAAATTTGATTAAAGGAATGTAGAGAATATATAAGCAATAAACAATCTAAACAAAATGATGGACTATTACGGATCAATCGTTAAAGGAGAATCTGAGATTGATGCTGAACTCATACAGAGGTTCAGAGATCGGTGTCATGAATCTTTCATGAAAAAGATAATACATGATTTGAGAAAAGAACAAATTCTTCTAAAAGAATATTCTGTATCAGGGTGGATGGTATTCCACGGGAAAACTATTTATGGAATTATCTCAACAGAACTAGATCATGTACTTAAAAAAGCAGAGAAGCGTATTAAATTATTGTATTGTTATAATAAATTATTTGATGAACCAGAAATATGTAGAATGATTTGTGATAAGATTTAATAAGCATTTGCGTGATGAATTGATGAAACTGAATTATATGGTAAAACTCTATTAGATTTTTTTAAAATTGAAGATCGATAAAATATATCTGTTAAAAACATATACAGAAAAGCATTCCCCATAAGCAACATATCAAAAGCCTTTTCTTGTCTTTTTGAACGAGTCATTGCCATAGGTTGTGATATATAAAAATAGACATATGCTACTAGATTTAGAAGCAAATAAAATGCAACAATATATTTTAAGACCGTAATTACACCCTTTAATATTTCTGAAATTTTCATTTATAATATTATAATTATTTTTATTTATTTATTGCGTTTATTGATTTTCCATTATTTATCTTAGCCTAAGAATCCGGCACTCATATCAGCATTTTCCCCAATTCCCTCACAAGGTTGTCTCCCTTGATAAGGTGCCATAAGTCTATTACATACTTTGTCATCTAAAATTTCTAACACTTGAATTTGCCTATATTTGTTATCCCCGCAGTTATCATGTTGACCGAATGCCCTACTCATTCCTACATCTATCCTCCATAATCTTTCACCATATAGTGAATTCATATATTTATCTTCCATAAATTGAGGTGTATGAGCAACAACAACTCTGCTAATAGGTTCAATAAGTTTATTTCGCGAATTAATGATTCTTAAAAGTTCATCATAACCTTGTTCAGTATTTTCACCATATCCATCATCCTCTGAATATAATCTACACCAAAATGGAGACATGTCATCATCATCTCTAAATATTTCATCAAAAATCTTATCTTCCTTTTCAGAACACTGTTTTAATAGCCACTTTTGAACGACTCTATTGATTTCATGAATACTATATTTGCTCATTAAATCATGACTTAAACCACCATGAACAAATAAATTTTTACCAATCACTGTAATACTCTTCTTTTGTATCGCATAGTGTTTCGCTATATTACCACCTCTCTCAAATACCTTTAATCTATGGTAATATCCATAGGGATAACCATCATCGGTGTATTTCTTATTTCTTTCATTCGGTGGAACAAATTCTAAAAATTCTTTTGGTGAAACATATCTAAAATCTCTATCTATATTCATTAACTCATGATTACCTATCATCCCCAATACCCTACCACCTTGTAGTTTAGCCATTGCATCTAATTTTTGAAATAATTGAATGATCATCATATTATTACCTTCATCTTCTACCACATCATCAAAATCTTCAATACAATTTTTTTTCCAATTATCTGGTCTACAACGATCAATCTGATCCCCCAATTGAATTACCCATGTATCTCCACCACACCATGATATTTTATCAACATTATAGGGGAATATATTATCTGGAATTACTTTGGCTAATCTTAAGGCAATTAATGTGACTCTAAGATCACCGTGTAAATCACCCATTGCGATTAAACGCCTAACCTTAGGATAGATACCTATTTGATCATACTTATCCATATTGGGATCTTGATGAACCACTTTTTTTACCTCATCTTGATGATTATTGTACACTTTTTTTGCTTGATGATCTTCTCTTGCCACATCTTTCTCTTTTTCAGTGAACGGTTCGGACATTCTTCTTTCACGAGTAACCGTTGGTTTTGGTGGCGAAGTTGATGGATTATTAGTTTTTTGAATATTAAATTGTTGTGAAGTACTGCGTTTCAAACTTGGCTGAGAACTGATTATTTTATTATCATTCCGTGAATTAATGAGAGGATCAATAGAAATATTCGGTGATGAATGTCTTCTCTGTCTATATGTATTTTTCTTGTATTGGACCCATTTTTGAATCTCACCAATTACTTGCTCCCTTGTATGATTTCTTAATTCATTTGCTTGAATAATATTATATTTTAAGCATATCCCCGCTATTTCTTTATCGGATAATTTTGTAATGTTAATATCCATATTAAATAAATTAAATATATCATTCCGTATTTTTAAACTTAAAGAAAGAATAAATTATGATCTTTATGAATTAGATTGAGATAAAAGAAAGATATAAATTTGATTTAAACATGTGATACTTAATTAGTATAACAGAGATAAATATGACTACTAAAAAGATGAATGTGATGCTCGCAAAAGAATGGGAAATTGGAATGACTTTGAAGAAGGATGATTCAAAGTATGCTACTCCTCCCCGGGGATGGATTATATCAGAGAAGTTCGATGGATACAGAGCTCTCTTTTGCTATGAAGATGATGGAGAAGGTCCTGTAGGTAAGTTTTATTCACGCAACGGCAAACCTTTCATCCCTCCAGAGTGGTTCCTAGAATCAATGCCTCCACCAGAACTCTTAGGTAATAAAATATTAGATGGTGAACTATGGGCGGGGAGAGACAATTTCCAACTTATGGGGATTGTCAGGAAGAAAGTCCCTATACCAGAAGAATGGCTTCAAATTCAATATCAAGTGTATGATATTACTAACGGAGAAGGTGGATTTTTAGAAAGACTTAAGGATCTGAAGCGTATTGTCAATTTTACAAGTAAGTCATGGGCGTTAAGACTCAAGAATGAGGAATTCTACATCCCAGATGATACGGATATCGGACCACCTTTAGTCTTCGCAGAGCAGAAGCGTATCACTGGAGAAAAGATGATGAAGGAATTTTATCAGAATATTATTGACAATGGTGGAGAAGGTGTTATGATAAAACACCCTTTATCAGCTTATTGTGATGGTCGGTCTTCTTACATGTTGAAAGTCAAGCCTACGTTTGACCGAGAAGCCGAAATTATTGACTACAAAATGGGGGACCCTGATAGCAAATACAATGGTATGTTGGGTAGCTTCATTTGCCGACCCTTGAAGAACCATGACACATATATGAGTGTTGACCAAGATGATGATCATATATTTACGCTTTCGGGGATGGATGATAAGATTCGCAAGAACTACAAGCGTACTCATCCTATAGGAACAATTATTACATATGAATGTTCGGGATTCACAGATAAGGGTGTTCCACGATTTGGTAGATATGTGCGAATTAGAGATGATGTTATTGTGAAAGAGCATGTAGTTGATGCTGATAGCCGAGAAGTTCTAGACAAAGTTGTCTCTATTTTCAATCATCTGGAGAAATATTACAAGGGAAATTATGATACATTTAGAGCGAAGACGTATATGAGTGTAAACAAAGCACTCAAGGGGTTATCAAAAGACACTGAATTAGACGCGAAACATCTGAAATCGGTCAAGGGTATTGGTCAAGGTACAATTGATCGCATTAAAGAGATAGTTGATACGGGGATTCTTCAAGAGTATGAAAAGATAAAAGACAAGAAATCTCCACTTGAAGATTTCCTAAAGATTCATGGGGTTGGTAAGCAACATGCGAAGAAGTTGTTTAGTGCTGGATTCAGATGTATTGATGATCTGAGAAAATGTGAGAATATTAACGATCATCTAAACGACACTCAGCTTAAGGGTCTACAATACTATGATGATATGCAAGTTAGGATCCCATACGAAGAAATTCAAAAGCATGAAGTTTATCTTAAAGAGACTCTAAAAAAGATTGATCCGAGAGCAGAACTCACAATCGCAGGTTCATATCGGAGGAAGCGACCTGACAGTGGTGATATTGATTTGCTACTGAAGGCACCAAATAAGAAATCATATGAAAAGTTTATTGATACATTGACCAAGGAAGGATATCTCACTTGTATGTTAGCGAGAGGTCAAAAGAAGTATATGGGTATGGGCAAGATTGATATTTCCCCATGTCATAGGCGTATTGATATCATGTATACCAAACCAAGTGAATATCCATTTGCTATCTTATATTTCACTGGATCAGGTGATTTTAATGTTCGAATGAGAGATGATGCTTTGAAGCAGGGGTATACGATGAATGAGTATAGTATCAAACACACTGATAGTGGTGAAATTGTAGATAAAGTCTTTCGCGAAGAAAGTGAAATATTTGGCTTTCTAGGTTATGATTATCTGGAACCGGAAGATAGAATTCAGTAAATCAGTAAAATATTTAAAAGTTACATAAATATTATATTTAAAATGGAAGCTTTAAGAAAGACAACTGTTGATAGTAAAGAAAATCTACTAACCCTTGAGAATAAATCAAATAGATGTAGGACAAAGATGATGAAGTGTTTGGGTATTATAATTTTTTTATCTGGAGCGAGCGCTCTATCGTTTTACATGGGGATGAAATACGCAAGTCATTTAGAGGATAATAGCGAATCATTATAAGAAATAAAACCATAAACAAAAATTGAACTTCTAAACCGCTTAGTCGAACGGCATCTCGTTCACACAATGGACAGAACCTGTCTTACTAGACGAGGGGGGGTGATCCACCCGACTACCGGCACCAACACCATTTAGTATCGTCATCTTTACATAATGCCCGACCCCATTTATCGAGTATTTTTCCGCATCCACCACATTTGTCGCAGTTATCATGTATGAAAGTTTTTTCCTTAGTCACCCATTCCCCAATTCGGTTCATGACTTGCACGTCCGTACTTTCTGTACATACCTTGTCATCTCGTTTACACTTAAAAAAATACGCATCAGGATCCCAAACACAAAAATATTCCTTACCACCAGATATTGTATAATTATTTGAACATTCCTCGTAGTCGTCTACCAGGAGTCTTTCACAATTGGATGAATAATGTTGTGCTATATCGTTACACTGTTTGATAGTTTCCATTCCCTCAACTCTGTTATTACCCATAAGGTAATGTAGGGCACATACAACTAAAACAACGATTAAAACAAGCTCACCACTTAAATCCATTTATATATATATATAAAATTTTTTTGAAGATATTTAGAATATCGTTTTACATGGGGATGAAATACGCAAGTCATTTAGAGGATAATAGTGAATCATTATAATAAATGTATCCACCATTATTTATTAATTCAATAAATGAAAATGTAAATAATAATGAAAGAAGAAAAATAATATTAAAAAACTGTGATGGTAAATTATGTTGTGAATTATGTGTTGTGTTTTGCGTAATATCAGGTGTTTGCTCAGTATATTTACTGTTTTTAATGCATTTTGCGAGTGAAAGTAATCTTGTAAATATTAGTTTAACATAATTAATAATAATAAAATATTTGTTAGTATTATTAAGTATGCCTGATTTTGAACCAGGAGAATTACCGGATGGGTGGCGTCGAGACGGAGATGGATTCATTGATCCGGAAGGAAACAGACACACACAACTACCAGATGATCCATTCGATCCGACAAAGAGACCCCCAAAACCAGAGGGTGAAGGGAAAAAACCAAGTGAAGTATCCGAACAAGAAAGAGATGCAATTGAAAATGAAGATACAAAAAAAGAGACAAAAAATAAAATGAAAGAAAACATAAAAGATGACGCAAAATCTAGTAAATCGGAAACTGCTAAAGGATTAATAAGGACACTTGTAAAATTATTATTAGCTGGATTTTTGGCATATGAATATTTTAGTTTAATTGCCGGCGATACTCAGACAAAAGATCAATGTAAATGTAATTATGAAAGGACAAAAGAACAATGTATGCAGAGTCCAGTTGCCCCATATTCACCTGGATGTCAGTATTGTGATAGAAAAGAACCTAAATCTTGTTGTAGAACATGTAAAGATGTATTAAATCAAAATGTTTTTTTTGGGTTAATTAACTTATCATTTCTTGGAACAGATGATATTATAGATTTAAAATCTAGTGGGTGTAAATCAGAAACTGAAGATGAATGTTG